TGCGGAATTGAGCACGCGTAAATTCATCATTGAACTCAAACAGAGTGAATTTTGCGGCCGTGCTAATTGCTTTTTCAAGAGTGATAAAGAGGCGACGAACATTGATGCGATCAAAAGCTGATGGCTTTGCAAGCAATGTTTTATCACCAAAAAGCACCGTACCCTGTCCTGGGAATGTAGTAACAGGGTTGATACCATTCTTATAAAGCTGATCACGTTGGCTTTTTGTAGGATTGAATGATAGCTTAATTACATTTTTGACTTGACCACGATTAAACCCAGCAGGTGAGAACCATGGATCACGCTCATTATCAGTACGAACCATCAGACCAGCTGTATCACCATTCAGCGGAACATAGCGGTATAGATCATTATATTTGTCATAGATGTATTTGTATCCGCTATCAAGGACAGCATATGAAGATGATGGTAGAAGATTACGGAATGTAATTGAATCATCAGTCTCTTTACCGATATAACTGGAATTATTAACCACATCTGCACGACGCGGAGAAATAACTGCAATACAGTCTTTACGGACTTCTGCTATATTATTAATAATATGCACAGCTTTTGTTTGATTACCTTCACCTGTAAGAATCAATGATACATCAACTTCTTCAGGATTGGCAAATTTATTATAGCCGACAATATAATCAGCAGAACGTGGTGAAGAACCATCACGTCCTAATACAAATGATGCATTGATTGGAAGAGATTGAGCACCAGCACCAAAGCTTACACCAGAAGATGCCTTACCTGCATTTGTAACGCCTGTAAGATGTGATGTCCACCAAACATATTGTGATCTTTGATTGACGATTTCTTTGTAATAATTAGTTCCACCATCTTGTGTCAAAGCATCATTTGCTTTTGACACACCGGCAAAACGCTCAATTACAGTATTAGCTCGCCCTGACCATAATCCATCTTCATCGGCCACAACAATATGCATCTCATCACCAGAGCCGCCTTGCTTTGACACATATTCAGATGAACCTGGAGCAGCATCAAAATAATTATAAAATTCCCAACGACGAGTTACACTTGACTGTGAAGCTACAGTATTCCCGACATATTTTGATTGCAAAGTTAGACTTGTATTATTAGCTACAGATGCAACTTTTACTTCATATTTGTCGGGCCCAGCAAGAAGAATATCACCGGCGCGAATTTGATTATTGAATGTTGTTGTAGTACCTGTGACAGTCGTGCTATTATTAGTGAAAGCAAGTGTACCTGTCAGTGTGCTTGTCCACGCATTTGCTGATGGACAAACTGAAATACGAAGCGAATTACCAAGTTCACCTGGATATTTTGCAACCCAATTACCAACACCAGAAATACCGCTAGAATAATTTAGATCATAGTCATCATCATTTTTAATAACGGTATTTGTTGTATTGGCTGCATTTGTTGTGGCATTACGTGCATTTGTAGTACTGCCAGCTTCATTAATGGTGCGAACTACAAATAGTTGATTTCCGTAACCAAGAAAGCTAGCGGCTGTAAAAAATGAATCAGCTGTGTTAGCATCTGGTTTACCAAATTGCAGTGCAAGATTGTCCTCAGTATCAATCAATACACGTTTTTGAACCGGGCCCCAACGAAAATGTCCAGCGATACCACCGGTCGTCGTGCTTACGGCAGGGACGATCGTTGACAAATCAATTTCGCTGACATTCACGCCTGGAGAGATTTGAAATGGCATGATCATTTCCTCCTAGAGATATCTGATGTAATTTTCCATCCACGATATTTATAAAAAACCATCAGACTCGGACCCAACGATCTAACCAATCACCTTCACCCGATGTGCCATCTAATGACATCGGGTCATCCATTGTACCGTCATCATAAAAACCTGCCGGCAACAAATCTTCATCCATTTCTCGCAGCTTTTCTTCAGCTATACGATGTCTAATATCTATATCAGTTAGCTCTTTAAAGAAAAGTTGTTTTGTTAACCAACCAAATAAAACTAAAGTCATTACAAGGTCATCATTATAACCTTCTTCGGCCTCAAAAGAATTACCCTTTGATACAAAATTTGAAAGTTCTTCAATTGTATCAAAATCTTCGATGATTAGCTTATCGCCTTCAATTAATTCTTTTAAATTAGCACAACCAACAGCTTTCACAAATCTTGAAGTGGTAACACCTAATTGTGATCTACCTGAGAATCCAGCACTAAGCTGTTGACCACCACGACCCATTTGTGTAGTTGATAGTACATTATCACACTCAAGATCACGATGTAAAACTTCTGCGATTGTTTTGCCTACATCATTTGTTTCTACCAAGATATAAGCATTATTATAGGCCTTAGAATATCTTGCAATAATTTCTGGATAAAATGATGGAACTACATTATTGTTTCTATATTTTGCAACAAGTCTATATGGAACCTGTGACACATCTATCACACTAAAAGCAGAATAATCAAGACCAACACCATGACCAGTATCAACCATGATAGCATAGGTATGCTTATATTCAGGTTGATGATATATGTCAACACCCCAGGCATCTTTTGATACATTCTTAAAGGCCATAGACCTAAGCTTTGAACCAGAGATAAGTGTGAGTGTACTGCCAAGAAACTCAGTTTCAAATTCTTGCTTAAATTGTTCTTCGCTGGTATTGCGAATTGTTTGTTCGCGCCACTTATCATCACGGCCTGGTGTATCACGCCAATGTACCTCAATTGGTACATATTCACTACGTTTCTCAGTCGCATCAACCCACATCTTGTAATAGTGGTTTAGACCATTAGGTGTCGATACAACTATAATCTTAGAAGTCTTACCAGAGCTAATTGTAGGATAAACAGATGCAAAAAATTCTTCAGCGATATTGCGTGGTACGAATGCAAATTCATCTAAGAAAATCAGATTATATGAACCACCGCGAATCGCACTAGCTGAGGTTGCAGATGCTAATATCTTTGAACCATTCTCAAGTTCAATATTACCTTTGTTCCATATGACAATACCTTGCTGCATCCATTTTGGTATATGTTCATATGCAAGCTGAATTTTAGCAAGCATGTCTCGCGCAAGACTGCCTTTGTTGGCTAGAATAGCGATGCTTTGATTATCATGAAATAATATCAGCCACAACATATATCCAGTAACCGTAGTCGATTTACCAGACTGACGAGGCATTTTACAAATTGAAAATCTATTATCTTTAAAGGTGCGAACCATCTTGCGCTGATATTGATATAAACCAAAATTTATCAGGCCTCGGTCAACGCTAACAATCTTCATATAATTTTCAATGAAATATTCAGGATCTGTAGCACACTTATGATATTCACGGATTTGATCTTCCGTGAAGTTTATCTTAACACCAGCTTTTTTTAAAGTAGGATTACCAAGATAATTATCAGACATCAGAAGCTTGCCCATCTATGATATCTTCTTTGCGACCGTTTATGATTGCTTGCAAGTCGGCCGTGCTGCCTATGAATACAGCATTATTCACCACTGTGCTAGGATCTGAGGCTTCACCTCTAATATCTTTATTGCGTTTATGAATGTCAATTAAATCTTTATTGACATCAGATATAGTCTTGATAAGCTGACCTACAACCTCATATGCACGAGGTGAATCGAGGTCTTTTGCCATTATCAAAAGATTCTCAAGGGCTTCTTTACCCTTACCTATGACATCTTTTAAATTAGTTCGTGCTTCTTTATAATCAATCTCAAGATCATCAGAAATTTCAGTCTGATCTATTACTGCTGGTAAGGTTTCTTTTTTCTTGACTTCTGGTAAATTTAAAGCATCATGTAGATTACTCATTTTTAACTATCCTGTCCAGTTATAGGATCATACTTCACACCTGATGGATAGAAGAATGTATTCGGTGCATATTTCCAATCTGAATTGGCCGCTATTAAATTACGATTTATTGATGCAGCACTATTAGCTGTGCCAACTCCATTAGCAAATAATCCTGGCTGTATAGTAACACGAGATGTTGTAAGTGCTCTATCAATTTCTTCGTCTGTTATATCGACGGTAATACCATAAAGAGTATTTGCTCTAAGATTAGTATCCATCGAATGGAAATTAAGTATAGTGCGACGAATAATACCACCATCATTAGCAGGAGTACGCACAGGACCAAAGAACCAACATTTCATTGTAAAATTATATGTGTATATGAGGGCCCTGCGATTCTCATAATCACCTTCATATGTATCTTCTATATTCATACCAGTAAGTATAGTCGGTACATCCATCTTGATACCCATCTCAGGAATCAAGTTTAATGTATTTGTCCACTCTGGCCCAAAATAAGGAAGAATCTGTTCCATAATTTGAACACCGTCATCGGCATTTCTTACATATGAATATAACGAGAAATTTAAATTCCATGGAACTGGTGTACGCTGATATTTAAAAGAACCATTAGAATTTGTAGAAACATTTCTAGTTAAAGATTGTAGACGACGGGTACCATCATATTCAAATCCAGTTATCTCAAATGATAGCCTAGGTAAAACCGTCTGTACTTGAGACGTAAGATCGGGATTATCTTTTAATCTAGCTAACCATTTTTCTTTAGGACTATATGAAATAGGTACCCCTAAAGTTTGAACTGTTTTGCCTGTAGAATCTATACGACTGACTGTCATATCATTAAACATGTTACCAAAAGTGATAACATATTTTCTAAGCGTCTGATGATAGAAGGAAGAGCCGAATATTGGCATGATTAATACCTATCTACCTCGCTAAATGGATTACGCTCGCTGAAGTCTACGTCTATAAATGATTTCTGCGTAAACATCTCATTATTTGCAGATCCTAGTATATTTTCTAAACGGAATTCTTGAACTATATAACCACCATCTTCAGATATCATAATATCTGAATTTTCCATTAAATAATTATAATTTAAAATATCCTGAGTTAGACGGGTTTCAATTATATCAATATCATTATTGCCGGTGTCAAGACGTTCCGAGCTATAACGGAATAATTCACATGTCATTTCATATGTGTACAGCTTACCGTGCTGATAAAAGACACGTTCATGCTCAACAAATTTTATTTCATAGATAGCGCCGTTTCCATTGTTTATAAACGGAATGTATATCAAATCACCTTCAAGAGGTCGAGATGAAGAAATAGAATATCCATTTGCACTACCAGTTTCTAATAGATAATTATCAGTATTTGATGAATAGATTGCAGGATTATCTTCTGTAAGGTATATATTACCTATCTCATCAACCAACTTTTCTGTGCGTATTTGATCCCAGCGTCGACGGGCCATTGTAAGAGTAATCTGATCACGAATTTCCAGATTAAACTTGCTAAGAAAATCACCTTCACCTTGAAAATTCTCAAGGTTATTGACATAAACTTCGATGGGTACTGCTAGATCAAATTTTGATAACGGATCTTCACCAAATTCTTCAATCTCATTGAATATGGTGCGCGGCATATATTGCACATCGGTTCCATAAATCTTGATAGCCTCAACCGTTAGGTCATCTTCTACCCTTTGTTCGCGTCCATAATTATAATTGCGAAAATACTTATTTGTGGCCATATCAATTCATCATATCCATGACAGGTAAGCTATAGCCGCTATTCATTTCCTTTTCAAGCGCATTAATTTCTTCATTGGCCTCATCCCAAATTTTTTGGCCATTGAATTTTACACCGCCGGGCAGATTCATACCTTCAAATTTCTTTAGGTTTTCACCCCATTGCTTTTTGATGAGTGCAGTAGCATATTTCTTTAACCATGGGTCTGACCATACGTCGCTGAAGGTCTCAGAATCAAGCACTCGATAACAATCGACAATTACATAATCATCAACCTTGACATCTTTGTCCCATTTCATATCGACATATAGACGATTATTATGACGATTGAATCGAATTGGTTTGCTACCAACAAAAATCTGTTCTAGTTCTTCAATATGACGCATACCCATAACATACGGAACATATGTGGTGCTTGTGAAATCAAATAGGTCATTTAAATGTATCTGATAGCGTACATTGAATAAGTTTGATACGCTAGATGCACGACCAATATCAAAAATACGAATGACATAATTGATACTATCAGGAAGCGTGATGAATTTATTTGTTACATCCGTCTGTGTAATCTTATATGAAAGATAGATGTGTTCTGTACCATCAAAATGAAAATCACGATAATATGCAAGCGCATCATCGATGCGGTCATCGACTTGACCATCATCAACGTTTATATCAATGACAGGATAACCTAGCCGTCTAAGACAATAATCTTTGAACAGCTTGCGAGTAGTTGGTACAGCCATACCTACCTCCGAATTAAGCCATACTATTTATGGCTTACTTCTTTCCAGCAGAAGCTTCATCTTTGGCTCGTGAACCAGCGGATGAACCAAAATAAAATGATACAACAGCACCCCATGCTGTGCCTAGGGTACCTAGCATCACAAGCATAGCTTCACCACCACCAGCAGCAGGTAAACCAAACATTAGCATATACATTAATACACCAAAGAATCCGACTGTAATAACTCCAGCCAAAGCCCTTGGTGTCCAATCTCTTGGATTTTGCATCGCCATCTGACGAGCACTATCACGATCACCTGCGCTAATACGTTCTAAATCAACATCAAGCTTTTTCATTTCAAGCTTAAAACTATTTTCAGCATTTTTTAGCGCAAGTAATTGATCTGGTGTTGCGGCTGCTGCTGCCGCGGCCAGCTCCTCTTGTGTACCATCAGGCTTACCGAGTAATGTCTCGGATAAGGTGCGAACAGCCATACCTGCAAGAGGACCACCCATCGCAGTTGCGATAGTAGGTGCAACCGTCTTGACTATATTGAGAAGCTGGTCCATACTATTATTTCCTTATGAAATTCGCAGATACCATTCCAACAAAACAACCGACTACGGTTTGGAATGCGGGTCCTATAACTTCAAAGATTTTATCATTGCTTACATCAGGGTGAAAAATACTAATTAAAAGAACAAATACCACAGAAACCATAATGGTTGCAAGTGACATTACTGATATTTTAGTTACAAAAAAACTATTAGCTTCTTTTAAAGATATTTCAGATGGTGATGGTTTTTCTTGTTGAACTTCAACTTTATCTTTATCTTCAGCCATGATAGGCATCCTCCAGCTATAT